TGGTAATTTACCTTAAGGCTTGTCACACGATTTTACAACAGTCTATTGGCGGCCAACGCCTTACCGACACGGGTCCCTTCGGGGCCCGGGTCAGCAGAACTCGCTCAGGGGGTTTACCCCGAGTGATACCTTCTCTTCACCGCAAACGGATCCGGAATGGGGAATTGCTAGTGATTCGTCTCTGGCTCTCCTTATTCTCGTTATATCGAATACTCGATATACCGGGGAAAATCAAACTGAATACGATCACGGACGAGTCGACGGCTAAACCAGAATTTATCAAGGGCTTTACGAAGTTCGTGAATACATTTTGGGGAGGTTTGTCGATTCTCTTCGGTCGGAAAGGTTTGGCTATTTTGGATGCGTATGCACGTGGAGGACCTGGATATATGATCCGGGCGTTGGAAGCAACGCCCGCTCTATTATCTAAGTCTGCTCCCATACTTACCGATGCGGCGTTTTACGTAAAGATTGCGTCTACGTCGCCACTATCGATCCTTTTAGCAGCCAGAACTTGGATGAAAGTCTACTGGAAAACAGAATTGGGAAAAGCTTTCCGATTTTGGATTTCGGAGACCAACAATGTTTGGTTACGGAATGCGATTGATACCTGGTCTCGCGGCAAGCTAGATCCACGGTCCAATCGGACCGTGAAAACGAGAGATGGGCATCTTGTGGATATAACTGAACAGGAACGTGATTCTTTCTTAAAAGACCCGAAAGGGCCTGCTAAGAGGCAGAAGGTTACTGGTCGGTTAAGATACAAGTTGCTTAACCTCGCTTGGCGCCAGATATTGGGTAAGTTAGGGACTAAGAAGGAAGCAGCAGGTAAGGTGCGAGTTTTCGCAATGGTTGATCCGTTCACACAGTGGATTTTACGGCCTCTTCACGAGGCCATATTCTCCTTGTTGGGATGTATCAAGCAAGATGGGACACATAATCAAGTTAAACCGCTTGATCTTTTGTTACGACGACAGAAGGTACTTCGAGCTGAGAATCGCTCTCCAGGAGATAAACCCATGGGTTGGGTTAGACTCGCTGAGAAGCTTCCAGCAAAGACTTACGCTCTGTTTTCGTTTGATCTGACTGCGGCGACGGATAGACTTCCGTTGCTAATTCAGGTTGCCCTTTTAGCCCCAGTACTGGGGGTGAAATTAGCTCAGGCGTGGGGGACTATATTGGTTGGACGAGAATATTACATTTCTCTGAAGGACGAGTACGGAGTGGTTGAAATGACACCTAAGACGTATTCTACTGGCCAGCCGATGGGAGCCCTCTCCTCTTGGGCTATGCTAGCGTTAACTCACCACTGTATTGTACAGTGGGCTTGGTATCAAGTATGTACTCAGGATCTGAGGAAATGGACATGGTACGAGGACTATGCC